TTCAATTAGTAAGGTGCATAGTAGACATACCCGCTGGCTTTGGCATAGAACCCGTCTCCGGGAATGTACATGGCACCATCGAAAGTGTCGTATTGACTAGTGGTAAAACCAGGTTGATGCAAGCATTCCCAGGTAATCCCATCAGAGGATACACAAAGACTGCTCTCTTTTAGAAGTGCAAACTTCCCCCAATCAGGCATCCACATGATGTTTCTTGGATTAGGAATATTGTTATTTGCCAGATCTCCTACCCAGGAAAGATTGGTTTCAGTAATCTGTGTAGCATCATCGTTCATCACACAGAGCTTCACATAGTAGGTGTAATCGCCACCCACATTGGTGTAATTGAATTTCATCACAAAGAGCACACCATTGATAGAGCGAATGAACATGTACCGAGTATCATTCACATCTTCAGGAATGGTGGTTACCCAGCTTCCAGGACTTGATGTACTTGCTCTGGCGATGGATTTGTCCCCACCAACAACTCCCACAAAGTTTCCTTTATGCCTGGTCAGGTATTTAAAGATGGGGACTGAGGTTCCGTCCGATCCAACCAAGGTCCAAGCAGTTCGTTCTTCCAGGGAATCAAAACTGTAATAAACCGGTGACTTATAGTACCACCAGCTGACCACACCAGAGCCCCTGTCCATATCATAAGCACCACAGGTCATGGCATTTTGTGCTCCGGCGCAGTACCCAGCATTATGCCAGGTAATACCATCAAAGGATGCGATGATATTGGCGAGACCCACGATCTTTGCGATAAAGACACCATCAGCAGCATAAAGAATTTCAGGCTGTCCATGACTCCACCAAGGAACACTGACAACGGTCCATTGTTTGGTGGTCTTGTTCCAGTAGGACATGTATGGGGTTTTGGCATAATAAACTGCAATCTGAGCGTTTCCGTTATCATAGACATTAATCTGTCTTTCACTTCCGTATTGGGTATAGCCAAAGTTGTTATAGTACTTCTTGGTCCAGCTTAAGGTAGGAATAGGAAGTACTATGCTGCCCCTGCCACCAAAAGCTGTCCAGATGGCCAAGGTGTTATTAAAGTTACGATCATAGCTCATGGGTTTCCTCCTTAAACTTTCTCAATGGCTGTGATTCTTCCACTGGAATCAGTGGAGTATGTGTAGCTTCCAGTTGAGCCATCGGCATAGGTTACTTCAAAGGCTGCAGCATCAATCAGAAGCGAAGTAACCTCTTTAAGGAGAAGCTCTGAGAAAATATCTTCTAAGGCAATGCTGGTGATCCTGCCACTGGAATCTGTGGTGAAGCTGTACTCGGCATGATACTGATGGGTATCACCTTTTTCCACTTCATAGGTCACATTGATTTTGTTATTAACCACCGACAGCGTTTTTACAATGGTGTAGGAGACACCTAAGTCATAGACCTGGTTTTGAAGATCATCCACAGAGCTTCCAACATTAGAAATTGAATTTTCGATGCGATAGAAGGTATCAGAAATACTTGGTCTGTATCTTCCCACCTCAACGCGGATGTTGAATCTGTAAAATGGATTGTACTCAAGTGAGATGATCCTGGTTTTCACATTGATTCCTAATGGATTGAAGATGATGTGCACATTATCGCCTACAGCCAAATCCATCAGTTTGAAAAAGGAAATGTCATAGGATGATGCATTCTCCCTGGAATCATGGGATACAGCCACGTTTGTAACATTCTTTGAACCCATCACAGGGATATAATCATTGGAGCCTCTATGGCTACGAATATTTATGCTATAGCCATCGTACTGGATTTCACCACCCAAAATAGCAATGAACTGCATAAGGGCAGCTCGCCTTGAAACCTTCTGGTTTATTTTCATCGTGACGCTCTCTGTAAAATCCACAATCCCTGCTGAATAGGGAGTGCCTGCAAGGAGCTGGGATAATCCTGTAGCTGGATCTCCCGTAAAATCAAACTCAGTGATGTTATACATCTCGTGGTTGAGCAGGTAGGACACATGCTCACAAAGAACAGAGCAGACCGGCAGGCTCCCTTGAATTGATTTGTTGATTTGAACCAGTTCAAAATACTGATTATCTAGTTTTGCAATTTGCTTTGTTTTTAAAGCCAGTGCAGACTTCGCCATAACAGTAAATGAGAGGGTAAACTCACCCTCCAAGGTTTCTCTAATATTTGAGCTGATGACTTTCTTAACGGACTGAATCATGGTTGCTCCCGCGTAAATTTCAATCAAGGGATCGCCTCCTTTCTATTAACTTCCAGCCACACCCAGGTTTCTAACTGTGACGGTGTTTTGGTTCCACTGAAGCTGTGCAATAACACGGGTTAGAATATTACCGTCAATGGTAAGAGGGATAGTCACATCAAAGACTGCGCCGTCAGAACCACCAAAACTTCCAGTGACTTGAGAGTTCAGGTCCAAATCAAAGTCTGTAGGAATAGCTCCCTGCATATCTTTTTCCACATCACCCATGGCTTTTTCGAAGCCCTCTCCAATACCTTCACCCATGTTGGAACCAATGCCTGCAAATACCTTTGAAGGAGATCTAATTCCAAGAACCTTCTTAACGCCACCAACGATACCGTTGACCATATTTTTCACTTTTTCTCCAAGCCAACTAATCATCGATGCGATACCGTCCCATAAACCTCTTGCGATATTTCTTCCCACTTCTAAGATTGATGGGATCCCACGGGCAAGTCCGGTGACGATAGACATGATGATCTGAGGTAGTTGCGCCACGATCTGAGGAATGGCACGAATAAGTCCCATACCAAGCTGAATGGTCAGCTGAACTCCCATTTCAATGAGCTTTGGTAGGTTACTGGTGATAAAGGTAATGATGCTGTTAATAATCTGAGGCAGGGACTGAATCAATGTTGGTAGAGAGTTTAAAAGTCCCATAGCCAAGCCGCTGACAATCTGAAAAGCTGCATCTAGTACCAAGTCCAGATTATTTATTAGTGTTGTAGCAATAAGGATAACCGCTTCTACAATGGATGGAATGAGTTCTGGTAGGGCATCTCCAAGGCCCGTTGCAAGGGTCACAATCATCACTAGCGCCGCTTCCACCAGGGCAGGAAGATTGGTAATAATCCCATCCACCAATGTTAGAACAAGCTGCAAAGCACCATCTGTAATTTGAGGTAAGGCTTCGATAAGGCCACCTACAATAGTCATGATGATATTCGTTGCAGCTTCAATAAGTGTGGGAAGATTATCTAAAATCCCACTGACAAGCGCCAGAATCAAATCAGGTGCAACTTCTGCAATAGCTGCAATAAGTCCAGTAACCACATCCAGAATTTGAGGAAGGATGATAGCAATCTGTTCAACCGTCTGCCTTGCACCTTCCTTAAGCTGCTCAGCAGCACCCTCTTGACCAGTGATGAGGCCCGTCAAACCATCTAAAATCATGGTAAAGCCAGGGAGGAGCTGGGATGTGATGTTGTTTTTCACCCCGGCAAAGGAGCGGGTGAGGTTATCCATGGCATCTGTGTAGTTCACCGCAGCATCCACAGATTCATCGCTCATAACCAGACCCAGTTCGCTAGCTTTGTTCTTTAGGGCATCGGTGCTTTCAGCGGTCTGGTTTAGAAGCGCTCCTAGCTCAACTGAGGACGTTCCAAGTAAGTCATTGGCAATGGCCGCTTTCTCACCTTCATCAGAGATGCCTTGAAGACCTTTAATGGTCATCTCAAAGACTTCTTCTCTGGATTTACCCTCAAGGTCCGCCATGGAAATTCCTAGTCGCTGAAACTTTTCTGTGGCGGAGGAACTACCATTGATGGCATCATCCACGGTGTTATTAAGCTTCTTCATCCCGTTTTCTAAGGATGAAATGCTGGCACCGTTTTGGGAAAGGACATAGTCCCACTCTTGATAACCCTGCCTGGAAAGACCAATCCTTTGGCTGGCCTTATCGATCTCATCCCCTGCGGCGGCAGCATCATTGGCCATATCAAAGAGCTTTTTACCCGCTGTTACTGCTGCGGTTCCAATGGCAGCCATAGCAACGCCAATCCCCGCAGCCACACCTTTCATAACTGAACCTAGCTTCTCAAACTTACCACCTGAATCATCTGCCACTTTTGCAGAGTCTTTGATTTCATCCCCAAACTTGTCTGCTTCTTTACCAGCATCATCAAAACCATCACTGGATGCATCAAGAGCCTTATTGTTGTCATCCAGCTCTTTTTCCATTTTGTTTAGATCTGCATTTGCATTGTTTAGCTGGATCTGCCAGGCTTTTGTTCTTTTGTCATTCTCCCCAAAGGACTCAGCAGCATTTTTCAGTGCAGCTTCAAGGGTGGATACTTTGTTTTTCTGAGCGTCAATCTCTTTATTTAAGACTTCATTTCTTGCTGTGATAGCCTTGATGGATTTATCTTGCTTATCAAATTGAGAAGTGACCAGATTCATTTCAGAACCCAGCACCTTGAATGTTTGATTGATATCTCGAAGAGAGCTCTTAAATTCCTTTTCACCCTCAACACCTATTTTTAGGCCGAAGTCCGACATAGCGTTCACCTCCTTTGGGGCATAAAAAATGACACCGCCTAAGGTGCCACTCTAAATGGTTTTGTTATAGAAATTCCGGTATTATTTCATCGATGTAGCGCTCTTGTTTCGGTTTCGATATTCCGGTAAATTGCTTGTGGCATTCCCAAAGGTCCATCAAATAGCCAATGGGCATAAGCCACACTTCATCTTCTAAACGTCTTAAATGGACTGTTCCAAAGTAAATAAGTCGGGTAAAGACTTGTTCATCACTTACCCGACCACCTCGTTTTTTGAGTCGTCACTCTCCACATTCCTTTTTGTGCCTTTCATCATGCTGGACATGATGGCATTTTTGTAATTAGCTAGATCAAATGGAGTGGTAAGAAGTTCCACTTCATCTTCTGTGAGCAGTTCTTTTCTATCATCCTTGTTCCTAATATTATGGATCAGGATGGATTGGTTTGCCAGAAGGGTGATGAGCCACACCACCTCTTCGAGCGCCATTTCAAAGTTCTCAGTTTTCATGAGCTTATCGCCCAAATTCTCAAGACCACCATAGCGCTTGGCAATTTCCTTTGTAGCTTTAGTGGTAAGAATCATCTTAAACTCTGTGCCACCAATATCAATGGTGGTACTTCTTTCTTCAGCGGCTTCGTCAATCTTTAATTTTTTATCTGCCATGATCAACCCTCCCATTAAGAAACAACAACAGTGGCCACTGTAGTCGTCACGTTTTCTGCGCCACTAGAGCTTAAGACGCAGTAGTAGTAATAGGTATCTGCCAAAAGGTCCGTTGGAATATCAAAGCTCGCAGAAGTTTCTCCATTAATGGCAGTACCGCCAGTGGTGCTATCAATGGTGTTCTCATACCATTGGTAGGTTACAGGGTTGGAGGTGTTGGAATTTGCCACAACAGAAAGGCTTCCAGAAATGCTTCCTGCGGTTACTTCAGTTAAGCTTGCCGGCTCAGTTGCGATGGTTATGGTTGGGGTTATGGCGGTAAAGTCTGGTTCATAAACGGATGTGAACCAGCTTGTAATTGTTGATGCCGCTACACCATTATCTCCTTCAGTAACTTCCGCTTTCCAAGGATGTTTGCTTTCTCCGTCTAGTTTGTTTCTTCTAAAGACGGTTCCTTCTATGGTGGGACTGCTAAAAGTAATGGAGTCGCCTTTGGTGGCAAGGCTTGTGGCGGGAACAGAGAAGATAACCCTGTAGAGCCAAAAGTAGCGATATTTTCCATTGGCCTTCTTGGCACGAAACCCAACTGCCACAGGGCTACCACCATCTTCACTTCTTGAAACCACCACATTGTTGCTGTCAATTTTGCAGCCGGTTAAATCCTGAGCTACAAGTGAGCCAATGTCATCAATTCCTAAACTTAAAGCTCCACTCTTAAATTCTTTGACCACTTCGCTGGCACCGTCATCTGCGTAAAGAATGGCTTCAATGAGCTCAATGCTCAGCTCTGCGGTCATGGCTTTAGCCAGCACTTTAGGGGTGCCATAGGTTTCGATGCCGTTTTGATCTTCTGTGATTTTTGCATAAAATAGAGAGTCCAATCCGATCGTTGCCATTTATTCTTCCTCCGTTTCATATTCTTTCATTACGTCGATGGCGTAATGATGAAATTTAGTATCGTGTTCGTAACCAACATACTGCCTATCCGTGATAGTGACCCCTCCGGATTGCAGGGCTTTAGTTAGTTCTTTCTTGCGCTTCATATAATTCTTCTTCGTAAAAAGAGAAAGCCGAGCTTCTGAAAGAATCATATAGGCCTCATTATCTGCAAAGAGATCAAGCCTATCAGACATGGGGGTGATAACCAGATATTCATCGGGAGGCACTTCGGAAAATACTCCGGTCTCCACAGGAATGTTTAAGGGTTCTAGTATGTGGTTTAAATCCGCAAGTAAGCTCATAGCTTTTCAATCTCCTTATCCAGTTCTGATTTCATAGTTTCAATGCATACCTTCCGAGATGCTGATTTTGCTGGCTTCAAGAAGGGTTTAGGTGGCTGACCTGATTTCCCGTATTCAAGGATATTTGCAATCTTCGCATTGGCATCACCATCATTTCGAGGTTCATTAAAACCGACCTTTATATTGAAGTTTCCGTTCTTATCCAGCTTTGTAGGCGAGAGGCCCAGTGAAGAAACCAGTTCACCGGTAGAACGGCTTTTTTCTTTGGTTTCATTCCCGATAACACCTTTAAGGTTGGATTTGACTTTATCCAGAACAACTTCACCGCCAGCTTCTAAAACATTAGAGATGATTTCATCTGTTTTTTCACCAAGCTTTGAGAGCTTCATCAAGAAGTCATCGGGCATTTTCATGGTTGCTTTAGCCACTTGGCACCACCTCCTTGGCTAGCACTTCAATGTACATACCGCGACCTTTCACATCCTCAACAGATGTGATTTCAAATCTCTTATCACTATGGATGATCACCATAGACGTTGATACGGTTATACCAGGGATGCAGCGAAAGCGAAAAAGGTCTGTGGCTTCTGAAAAGGATGCTCTGTTTGCCCATTTCTCATTGCCATGCTTACCTTCACGGTAGGCTCTGACAGAGGCTACAATGTTATCAACTTCTGTTTTAAACCCTTCGGGATCTTTTATGGTGACGCTCTCAATGATGTCAATAAAGGTATTCATTTTCCCAAAGCTCATAACTACACCTTCCAATCCCGATCAAGCCTCAGCAGGAGATTGACTGTATTCCATACCTGTTGCCCAGCCTGAACATTATCTGAAAAGAAGCCACCGGTGCTGCCGTCCCTGGATTCATAAAAGTGGGACGACAGCATAATGATGGCTTGCTGTGTGGTGGCTGGCATAACTGCTTCCACGTAGTGGTTCTCAGGAAGATGCTGATAACTTTCTGCATACCTCGTGGCGGCGGTGATGTACATCTCAAGTAGTTCATCATCAGCCGAATGATCAAGAATAAGATTTGCTTTTACTTTTTCCAGCAGTGTCATACCGCCACCATCCTTTCATTAGTCTGAAATCATAAGCCCTGCAGTCTTAAGTTTGGTGAGGAGGGCATTAAAATCCGTAACCAAATCTTCTATAGTGGCTGCAGTGCTTGCAGCTTGGTTATCAAGAACGGGGAGGCCAGTAACGACCGCCCCATCCTTGATTTCAAGAGTTCCACCAATAACGGTTTTTTCACCGCCCTGTTCGGTATAATTCTTTGTGTTATAACTCATAGGACACCTCCATTACGCTTTCTGCTGAAGCACTTTGATGGCTTCAGGAAGAATCAGTTTTCCATCCACACGCTGAGTAGCTACAAAACCTACCTGGCCAGTAGCTGCATAGAGCTCATTAAGTCTCTTGAATACTCTGCCTTGACGATCCGCTACCCAGTAGTAACCAAAGTCACCGAAGATGATGGACTTTGCAGATGCAGCAATGGTAGGAACGTAGGATGAAGTGTAAACAGGTCTATTCAGAATGGTATCTGGTGTTCCAGCCTGAAGTGAAGGCTGCCAGATATACTGACCCTGACCATCTTTCAGCTTCCTAATTGCCTTAATGGTGGCATCGTTCATAACGAACACGGACTTGTTTCTGTAAGGAGACTTTAGAGAGTAGAAAAGGTCCAAAACCTCATCAATTGTAATAGCTGTAGCACTTGCAGCGGTTACACCGATTTGTGCTCCACCAGTGGCGGCAAGGATACCCGTAGGCTTACCAGAACCATCTCCAGTAAAGAAGGCATCTTCTTCCTTGTTACCGATACGTCTTGCAAACTCTCTTGCGATATAGTTTTCAAGATTAAAGACGCTGTCATTTAGAAGCTCTTCAGATACCTTGATCATGGTACCTAGCTTGTAAGCGCCGATGGAAACCTGACCAAAGCTATCATCACTTTCAGGAATTGCACCTTCTTCATCAATCCAAGAAGCGGTACCTTTGGATGCCACAACGGGAATCTTACGATCTCCTGAAGAAGTGGAGATGACGTTGGCCAGCTTTCTGAAGATATTCTCTTCATCCAGGGCTTCAATAAGAGTACGCTCAAATTCATCCGGTACAAGGTAACCACCTTCAGTGTCAGTTCCAATCTGTAGTGCGTTTTTAATCACTGGATCAAGCCCTTCACCAGAACGAGTACGCATGGCATTCCAGAAAGCTTTCTGGTATTCTGCAGAAGCTCTACCGCCTTTGGATTCCATGCCTTGGAAGATAGGCTTTCCGGTAAGTGGCGTGTTAAGTGGCTTTGAAAGCTCACGATCCAGTGCTTCCTGCTTTTCAAGTCGGTCGATTTCCTTACCAAGGGCAACCACATCTGCTTCCATTTTTTCATAGGTTGCAGTGTCTTCAGCAGATACTATTCCATCTGTACCTCTTTTGGTGTCCAGGAATGCTTTAGCAGCTTCCCAGGATTTTGCTCTTTTTTCACGTAGTTCAAGAATTTTATTCATAGTGTTTTCCTCCTAAAATTTAGTGCCCAATCAACGAAAGCCGCTTCTCAAGCGACTCAATTGGGGTACCAGTATTCTCTTTTGCTAGTTTGGGTTTTACCTTATCCAGCAGTGAGTTGGTAACAGCTCTGCGGCTAAAGGCATAGGTGAAATCCTCAGTCTGATTTCTTTTCTTTTCATCCTCCAAGATGCCATCAGCAAAACCAAGTTCGATGGCCTTCTTTGCATTGAGCCAGGTTTCTGCATCCATAAGATGGGAGAGCTTTGTCCTTGATTGACCTGTCTTGATTTCGTAGGCATTGATGATGCTCTCTTTAACTTCAGAAAGCATAGCGATGGCTTTTTTCATTTCCTCGCTGTCCCCAATGGCCACTGTAAGGGGGTTATGGACCATCATGAGGGCAGTTGGTGCCATAAGCACCGTTGTCCCCGCCATGGCGATGACTGAGGCGGCTGAGGCTGCAATACCGTCAATCTTTACGGTAACAGTGCCTTTGTAATCCATCAGCATGGCGTAAATCTGACTAGCAGCAATGCAATCACCTCCTGGAGAATTGAGCCAAATAACAATGTCACCCTCACCGGCAGTAAGCTCTGCTTTAAATGCCTTAGGGGTGACGTCATCATCAAACCATGAATCTTCGGCAATAACGCCGTCTAGATAAAGTGTTCGGACACCAGTGTTTTCATCTCGTGCCCAGTTCCAAAACTTCTTCATTAAGGTTCCTCCGTTTCTTTAATATTTGCGAACGCGCCTGCGTCCTGTAATTTAGTCATGGCGCCGTTGATGAGGTAGAGGTCGCCACCTAATGACTCTGGAATTCTATCCAGATTTTCAAGCTCTCTGATATCATTGGCACTCATCCAACCGTTTTGACGTGCCGTTGCATAACCACTCATTCGACTTACATAATCACCACGAAGAAGTCCATCCACATTGAACTTGATAAATACATTAGGTTTTTCACTTTCCATGAGTAGAGCTCTGCACATGGACTGTTCCCAGCGGACCACCCAAGGGTCGAGGGTGTATTTTACAAACTCCAGTGATTGCTGCTCAATGTTGCTAAAGGATGACTTCTCAAGATCAGCCAGCATATGAGGTGGGACCCTAAAGATACGAGCGATCTCATTGATCTGAAACTTTCTGGTTTCAAGAAATTGTGCCTGTTCTGGTGATATCCCTATAGGCTGATACTTCATACCTTCCTCAAGGACAGCCACCCGGTGGGCATTGCCACTTCCTTGATAAGCAGCATTCCAGGATTCTTTAATCTTCTGAGGGTCCTTGATGGCACCTGGGTGTTCTAACACACCACCAGGTGAAGCACCATTAGCAAAAAACTTAGCTCCGTATTCTTCGGTAGCAATGGCAAGTCCCACGGCATTTTTCGCCATAGCAATGGGTGAATATCCTACCAGCCCATCAAAGCCAAGTCCTGGTATATGAAGGACGTCTGATGGTGATAGATACACCTGATGTTCTCTACCAAGAGAAGGGACATCCTCATTGCCACGTTGATACATATAGAAAAGCCGACCACTTGAATCGCGATCGACAGTCATTTTGTTTGGCATTAATGGGTAGAGGGAAATCACTTCACCTCTTGCATTTCGAATAATCTGAGCATAGGCATTTCCCCATAATAAAAGATGACTCATCAGCGTTTCTCTAAACGCAAAGGAAGTCATCTCAGGATTTGGTTCATCATGAAGTAATTTATATAGTGGGTGTTTTAGGTTTTTCTCCTTGCCACCTGAATCATTGTATTTGTAAACATGAAGAGGCAAACCAGCCAACGTCTCCGATAAGATTCTTACGCAGCTGTAGACTGCTGTCATTTGCATGGCGGTTTGCTCGTTAACTGGTTTTCCAGCGCTGGTGCTTCCAAAAAAGAAGCTATACCGACTGCTACCAAGAGCGTCTTTAGGCTTGTCTCTAGCCTTGAATATTCCTTGCAGTATTCCCATGGGCATCAACCTCCTTTCCTAAAATACGAGTAGTCCTCGATCATCATAAACAGAATTACCAGTTTCTCCACCACAGCGAATCGCTCTATCAAGAGCCATGATTGTGGCTACAGCACCGTCAATCCTCTCTGTGGATTTCTCTTTGTCTGCTTTTATATTGCCAGCAGGATCAGTTCTAATAAAAATGTTATCCATCATCCAGCGGAGAACAGGGTGACCACCGTGAGCGATTTTCTGCTCTAGTGTGAGCTTCATCAGTTCCTTAGTTGGCGGAGACATATCTTTGAAGCCCTGACCAAAAGGTACAACGGTGAATCCTAAGTTTTCTAGGTTCTGTGTCATCTGAACTGCACCCCAGCGGTCAAAGGCAATCTCACGGATGTTATATTTCATTCCAAGTTCCTCAATGAAAGTCTCGATGAATCCATAGTGAACAACATTACCTTCGGTAGTAAGAAGGAAGCCTTGTTTTTCCCACACATCATAATTGACATGATCCCGTCTAACCCTAAGGTCAATGCTGTCTTCTGGTATCCAGAAGTATGGAAGAACCACATACTTGTCATCTTCATCCTGTGGAGGGAAGACCAGAACGAAGGCTGTAATATCAGTGGAAGAAGATAAGTCCAGCCCACCATAGCAGACGCGACCTTTAAGTTCTTCAGGATTAACTGGGAAAGCACAGGCATCCCATTTATCCATAGGCATCCAGCGAATGGCCTGCTTCACCCATTGATTGAGTCGAAGCTGTCTGAAGCTATTTTCTTCAGCGGGGTTTTGTCTTGCAGACTCGTAGGCCATTTTTACTTTATCCATGCTGACAGTGATGCCAAGGGATGGGTTTGCTTTCTTCCAGACCTTTGGATCGGACCAGTCATCTTCAAGATCTGCGCCATAAATGACGGGGTAGAAGGTAGGATCGTTCTTTCTTCCTGCCATGATATCCAGTGCTTTTTGATGAACCTCCCAGCAGATACTGTTTTGATTATCTCCAGCAGTGGTGATTAGAAAGTACAAGGGCTGCATCCTGGCATCACCACTACCTTTAGTCATAACATCATAGAGCTTTCGGTTTGGTTGAGTGTGGAGCTCATCGAAGACAACGCCATGGGTGTTGAAGCCGTGCTTGTTTCCAACATCGGCAGAGAGCACTTGATAGATGCTTCCGGTGGGTTGGTAGATCAGTCTTTTCTGTGAGTCCAGAATCTTAACCCTCTTGGATAAGGCAGGGCACATACGAACCATGTCCGCTGCCACATTAAAAACGATGGAGGCTTGGTTACGATCTGCAGCACAGCCATAAACCTCAGCACGTTCTTCGTTATCTCCACAGGTTAAGAGCAGGGCAACAGCCGCCGCAAGCTCACTTTTTCCCATCTTCTTTGGTATTTCTACATAGGCGGTATTAAATTGACGATAGCCATTTGGTTTTATGGTTCCAAATAAATCCCTGATGATTTGCTCTTGCCAATCTATCAGTTCAAAGGGCTTTCCTGCCCAGGTTCCTTTGGTGTGGGAGAGGCATTCAATAAAACCAACTGCATAGTCCGCCATCTCCTTGCTGTAATGGGAATCTTTCGCCATATAAGAGGTTGGTTTATACTTCTTTAGTTTTCGGATATGCGGACACCTCCTTTAAAAGGCATAAAAAATAGACCATAAGGTCTTCTTTAACGAGGAAAAGAGCTATGCAGCCCTGTTCCTTTATGCGTTTTATCTTGTTTTCAATTATATTTCTTCATCAATATTTCAAGTGCAGCTTGCGCATTGGCATCGATAGGTTCAATGTCCCAGCCTCTATCAAAGTTTGCGATGATCTGGCCATCTCGCTTTAGCATTAGTTTTGATATTCTACCCTCATCAATGCCGTAAGGGGAGCCTAAGTCAAAGCTTTTGATCCAGTAATGAATGGTTCTGTTTTCGACTTCGATTTTGCCTTCTCTCCACATGGTCTAAGCCCTCCTTAAATCCTAACCAAGATTGCTGGTAGAATTTGCTTTTCGCCGGTCTGGCAGTCGGTGTAGCTTGTCTTAACCTTGGTAAGTCCGTCCATCTTGCAGCCGTGCTTTTCAAATTCGGCAAGGGTTGCGATCAGTCCTGAGAAGGTGCTTGAAATGGTGATGTGGTCAATTCCGTAGGCTCTGCAGGCTTTAACAATGGGTTCAATGTCGTAATCCCAAATGACCTCGGAAAAGTCGATGGTGTCGTTTCCTGCTTCCTTGCTTCTTTCGTAAGCCCAGTACATGGTGCTGTTGATTCCTGATTCATTAAAACTTGCGTCGGTTGCTTTTGCTTCTTCAAACGCTTTGATTTCTTTCATGTTCTCATCCTCCATTTAGTGTGGTTTTGTTTTGGTATTACATATATCACTCTAAACGAGAATAATAGCAAGTCATTTCTGTAGTAATAGAGCAGGTTTCTGGCTTAGAGGCTAGTCTTCAATC